ATAAAAAATTGTAAATTATATAAGGTGTTCCCGATATAAAAATCAGGAACATATCTGTATTTTTTTATAAATATTATCTCGAACATTTTTTTTATAGTCTTTTTAGCTTCTGGATATATTTCTTTAATTTTATCAGAAACCAGAATCATGTAATATGGTAGTAACATATTACCTTTGTCTGGTTCAACAAATAATTTCCCCTCTATATTAGACGATAAATAATGGTTTTCATAAAAATTTTGTATATTTTTATAATATTGATATGCTACCAACGGTTGTTCATTAGTAGCATAATTTTGAACTAAATAAAAAACACATTCTTGTCTTTCTACATCATATTTAAATGATTCAACTAGATAATACATTCCTTTTTCTTTTTCTCCAGTACTAGTATACAAATTATACAAATAAAGGCATGTCATATATTTTTCTTGACTCCAATTATCATTTCCTAATACAATTGTGTACCATTTAATAGCATCGTCGGGTTTACCAGCATCTTTATAACTATTCGCACAATAAAATCCATACCGTAAATATAAATTATCACCTGTTTTTTTTGCTTCATAATATGCGTCTTCTAGTACTTTCGCATCTTTAATGTATTTATTTGGGTCCTTATTTCTACTTCCACTTCTTCCAGAAACAATATAATAATCACCATCAATCGTTTTATACCTTGGATTAGGTTTTAAACAATAAATAAATTCATGTATTACCGATTGGAAATTCCATTGAATTTTGTTATTTACTAATAAAACCCGTTGGTAAGATACACCTGCTTGACTCCCAAAATTTATTAAATAAGCATCACTATCTACAGTTATTGGCATATGTATTTCACCATGTATTTCGTCGTCAGCATCAAAAATAAATAGCAAATCCGTTTTTCCAAAAGCATAATCTAATGCCAATGTTCTATTATATGCAAAATTTTTCCATTCATGATGGTGTAGCTCACCAGGAATATTTTTTCCTTTAAAAAAATCTGTTATAATTGAAGGTGTTTCATCTGTAGAGCCAGTGTCGCAAATAACCCAATACGTAAAATTAATTTTGTTACATAACATTTCTAATGTATTTTTTATTATATGTTCTTCATTTTTTACAATCATATTTAAACATATTGACAATTTCTTTTTTTCAACAAAATCCATAATAGGAATTATACATATATGTTTAACTAATTATTGAATTAATATTATTAATTTATGTATATAGAAATAACGCATTATACAATGTTATGGATAAAATATCATTCATAATTCCTGATTCTACTAACAAAGTGACTGAAAACAAAGTGACTGAAAACAAAGTGACTGAAAACAAAAACAAAAACGAAAATAAAGTAAATGAAAAAAATATTTACACAAAAATAACAACAAATGTGTATAGATTTAATTCAGTTATTAATAATAATAATAAGTCAACACTGTATAATGACGCATTAACATATAAACAAATTGGTAACTTAAATAAGTCGATTGAGTTATTTAAAATGTATGAAAAAGAATTAGATAGTAGCGATACATATAAAACATATGAGCTATATATTAATTTGGCTTTATTAGCATGTGAAACAAATAGTAGCTATGAATCCGTTTCTAATTATTATGATAAGGCTACTCAAGTTTGTCCAGACAGAGCAGAACCTTATTATTATTTTGCGATATATTGTAATAAAACCCAACAATATGAAAAATCTTATGAATTACTACAAACGGCTTTAAAAATGAGATACGAAGATGTAAAAGACAAATATGAAAATGTTCAAATAAGCGCATATGGAAAATATCTTTATGACGAATTATCGGTTACATGTTACTGGCTACAAAAATATGAAGAGAGTAAAAGTTATTTAGAAAAGATTATAAACGATAATGATTTCACTGAATTAAAACCACGATTGACTTCAAATCTAGAACAGATCGAAAAAGAACAGCATAAATGAATAAATATAACCAATTTAATAATATTTTATATTTATTTATATGAATTACTTATGTGACCTAATAAATTCACATATTTTTTATAATCATCGTAATAATTATAATTATTTATAGCATCAATCGAATCTAATGATAATTGAAATGGTTCTAATAGTTGAATACAGGCTATACCTCTAAAATTTATATTATAGTAATAACTAAATTTTGAAATTTTCTCAGAAAAATTCAATAAAATATGATATATTACTTTCCAAACATCACCGGTCCAATTTTCACCATATTTTAATATTCCGTTTTCATAATAATGTTTCACAGGTATTTTTAATTGTTCATTGTAATTAAAGGGTAAAATATCATCAATAAATATGAAACCATTTTTTGTTAGTATATTAATACTATTATTGATATCTTTTAAAACATATTCAACCTGATGCATCCCATCTATAAAAATAACATCGAATTGTTCTTTTGTTTTTTTATTTGTATCTTCAAAATAAACATCAGATGTACATTTGAATATTTTTCCTGAAATAGGACTACATTTTGGATCCGGATCTACTCCAACTTTATACGTAAAATGTGTTGCGTTAAATGTTTCCCCATATTCTACCCCGATTTCTAAATACTTATCTGTTTTATTTGTTAGTTGATTAATAACTTTATATCTCTGATTAAGGTTAGTATTATATAAGGGTTTACTAATGTCTATATTAATTATCTCGTATTTTTCTGTTGATTTATACAACATAATGAAGTAATTAATTAGTGTCTCATTATTAGTGTCAATTAATGTATAACATTTCATACGGTCAAGACCATAATAGTCTAATCTTTGTTGTAAATATTCAAGTGAGCCTTTATTTTCTAAAACTAAAAAATCATTTCTACCATTCTCATATAATAATTTTATTCTATCTAAATGGAACAAAATGCTATCCAGGCCTATAATACAATATTGACAATCATAATCAGTATTCACGACAAAATTACAATACTTATGTTTGAAATTATTTTGGTCTCTTTCCCATATTTTCGAATGTTCAACAATATATTTTTCATCTTCATACGCATCGAACATCTTCATTTTTTCATTTATTGCCATAAATTTATAATACATAGGGCTTATATAATTTGGACCAATTCGGTTAATTTCTGCGTTTCTAATAAGGGAAAAATTATTATTTGAATCATTCATGTACTGTATATATCCTAATTTATGTATTTTTACCATTTTCGTTGTAACACACGTTTTCAGGAGAATTTCGTAATCATCGCATATCGGTAAATATTCACAATAACTACCCATTTGTATTAATGTTTCTCTTCTCCAAATTCTAGGATGATTTGGACAACACACTAGATGACTCATAGTAATATTATTGATATTTGGAGTTATATATACTAACAACCAGTTATCATTATATTTTTGAGAATAATATCCACCATATCCTTTACATATAAAATCACCATACCATTGATTTTTTCCATTTTCATAAACACAAGCACAATCCATATAAATAAATCCAACATTCGGATTATTGTTAAATACATCAGCTGAATCTTGTAACACATATGGTAGAATCTCATCGTCGTGATCCATTTCCAATACATATTTACCGCGACATAATCCAATTGCTTCATTTTTTACATTACCAATACTACCATTATTTTTAGAACGTCTGTAAATCCGAATACGCGAATCATTATCAACGTTATTTCTTAAAAATTCGAAATGATTATCGTCAGGCGAATCGTCTACAATTACCCATTCCCAATCTTTTAAAGTTTGTTTTTCTAAACTGTTGTAAACTCTTAAAATCTTATCATATGAATTAAATGACGTAGTAAATAATGAAAATGTTGGTCGAGTCAAACTACGGTTCTTTGCACATAAATTTACAAATAACATATTCATAACATCATTAAATTCCTTTACACTTGATATAGTAACATTTGCGTCCATATGGATATGACGAATCAGCATTTCTTTAGATAATACACTTAATAAGTCGTTTTTGTATTCATCAATAGAATTTCCATAAGTTACCAGTAAATGAAAGTTTGAATTATGTAAGTGTTTAACATTCTCAATACTATTTGCTATAAAAACACTACATTCTAACGTATTTCCATTTTCAATAAAAAAACGATCTATAATATTGTATTTTTCGTAACGATAAAATATAATGTAAGGATACTTCATTATATTTTATTTAATAATCTATATCTAAATAATTGTATAA